GAAGGAGCTTGCGGACCTGTTGGAGGAACGGGCAACGGAGCGGTTCACCGCGGACGCTGAGGCGGTAGCACCGATCCTCGGCAAGTCCGACGACGTGATGCCGGTCCTGAAGGAACTCGGCACCAACGCACCGGAGGCGTACGCCACACTGATGGCAGCGCTCAGGCCGTTGACGTCGTTCACCACACTTGAGAAGGCGCTCGGTGAGTACGGCACGTCGCAGGGCGGCGGCTCAGCCATCGACCAGCACGCAGCGTTCACGACCGAGATTCGCAAGGCGAACCCTGCACTGTCCCTCGCAGATGCGAAGGCGCAGGCGTGGCGGGAACACCCCGAACTCAAGCGTCAACTGAGAGAGGAAGGCTGATATGGCATACGCTGAATCACAGCCACACGTCAGCCTCACTGCAGGCTCGACGTTCGCCACATCGGACCTGTACAAGTTCGTTCAGTTGAACGGTTCAGGTCAGGTCATCATCGGCGGCTCGACCGCTGCTGTGAATGTGGTGGGCACCCTCCTCGGTGTCACCGCCACCACAGGCGGGGCCGGTTCCGAAACGGTGACCGTTGGACTGTTGCAGGGAATCGGGAAGCTCCAGTTGGCTGCTTCCACGGTCGCTGCAGGTGGAACCATCGCCGCATCATCCGCAGGGTTGGGGATCGCACCAACCACCGACGCCATCGCTGTCGGGTACCTCGTTGATGGGTCGTCCGGTGCAGCCGGACGCATCGGCTCGGTCCTGTTCAGCTACATCGCGAACGCCTAGAGGAGGTGAGCAACAATGCCAGAACCAACACTCAACGACATTCACGTTGACGCAGCGCTCACCGACTTCTCCCTGAGCTACTTCCAGCAGCCGGGGAAGTATGTGGCGCCGATGGTGTTCCCCTCCGTAGGGGTCGCCAAGCGTTCAGCCAAGTACTTCACGTACACGAAGAATGACCTGCTCAGGTCCGATGCCAAGAAGAGGGCACCGAACACTGAGGCTGCGGTCAGGAACTACAAGCTCTCAACCGACAACTACAACTGTGAGGTGTACTCCATCGCAGTTGACGTGTCGGAGCAGGAGCGCGCCAACGCCGACCCGGCGTTGGACCCCGAGGAGGACGCAGCACGCGTCACCGTCCAGGACCTTCGCATTGCGATGGACCGGGACTGGACCAATGCAGCATTCTCGACCGGGATCTGGGGCACCGAATCGACGGCGACGTGGAACACTTCCACGGGTGACCCTGTCGGTGACCTCCAAACCGGTATCCTCGCGGTCCTGTCCGAGACCGGGTACCGCCCGAACACCCTCGTGTTGGGTGCCCAGGCGTGGTACAACGGATTGTGGTCTTCGACTGCGATCATCGACCGGCTCCCTGACAATGCTCCACGCATCGTCACACCGTCGTTCATCTCGGACCTGTTCGGATTCGACCGCACCTTCATCTTGGAAGGCATCGAGTTCACAGGCGACGAGGGCACCACAGGCACACCGGGATTCATCCACGCCGACCACGCCCTCCTGGCGTATGTCGATCCGTCGGCTGGTATCCGTGATGTGACGGCAGGCAAGACGTTCTTCTGGTCCGGGTTGACCGGGTCTGCGGACGGTGTCCGCACGAAGCGGCTTGAGATGCCGTGGAAGGACGCGATGCCTCGGGTCGAGACGGACGCTGCGTGGGACTTCAAGGTCGTCGCAACGGACCTCGGATACCTCATCAAGGACACGGTGTCCTGATGGCGGTGAAGGTGACGCGACCGATCACGAAGGCCGGTCGCTACTACAAGGCCGGTGAGGTCATCGCTGATCCTTCCAGTGTTGAGCTGTCGCTGGCGCGACTGTACGGGTGGACAAAGGTGGAGGGCGGGGGCCAAGCGACGGCCCCCGCCGCACCACCGAAGAAGAAGGCGACACCTCGGCAGCCGCGTGCAGCCAAGGTCAACGACGAATAAAGGGGCGGGACATGGTTGACGGCGAACAGCCGCAGGACGACACAGTTACGGTTGGGACACCCGCCGAGTTCCGAGAGGAGTTCCTGTTCCCAACTTTGGAGAAGCCGAAGGTCGCCATCGTAGGGTTCGCCGCAGGGCACGCCCACAAGGCACCGTTTGGGGATTCAGGTGTAGAGAAGTGGGGCATCAACCAGCTATGGAAAGTCCTCCCCGACAAACCATTCGACCGCTGGTTCGAGTTGCACTCCCTGTACGACTTCTACCACGCGAACCCTCCGCACCAAGAGTTCCTGCGGAACTTCCACGGCCCCGTCTATGTGCGGGCACAGGACTATCGGTTGGCGTTGGAGTGGGGCATCTCGACGGCGCAGCCGTTCCCCGACCAGGTCCTGTTGGAACGGTTCCGACCGTACTTCACGAACACCGTGTCGTGGCTCATCGCGTTGGCGATCATGATGCGACCCGACGAGCTGTCCCTGTTCGGGGTCGATATGGCACAGGACCATGTGATGGCTGCCGAGTATTCGGAGCAGCGTCCGTCGTGCGAATACTTCCTCGGCATCGCCGAAGGTGTCGGGATACGGCTCGGTATCCCTCCCGGTTCGGACCTGTTGGGTGCCACCCACCTGTACGGGTACGAGGACTCGGGGCGGGTCATCGAGAAGATGAACAGCCGCTATGTCGAGTTGACGAACACCCGCGACCAGATGGGGTTGCAGGCACGCCAGTTGGAGGAACAGGCTGCACATATCCGTCGCGAGATGGCTGCCGTGGAGGGCGCGCAACGCGAGGGGTTGTACTGGCGCAAGAATTGGATCACACCACAACCGGAGGAGTGACGTGACCGCCACCTACACGAACCAGCCGGGCACCCGCCCCATCGACACGGTACGGTTCGAGATCGACGCGAAGGACTGCACGACGGAAACGACGGCGCTCATCTCTGACGAGGAGATTCAGTACCTGATCGACAACAACCGACACATCCTGTTGGCTGCCGCCGCTGCCGCTGAGGCGGTCGCAGCGAAGTACACCGGGACACCCACATCGAAGATGGTTGGCGACCTGCAGGTGTCGTACGGGTCAGGGAAAGCCACCGAGTACACGGCGTTGGCGAAGTCGCTCAGGAACCGGGCGTACCGCAAGGCTGGCGCACACGTGTATGCGGGTGGCCTGACCGAGTCGGACAAGGACCGCATCGAATCTGACAGTGACCGTGTCGAACCAGTGTTCACCTTGGGTGGCATGGATCACGAAGGGACAGACCGAGGCGACTATGAGCGTGGCCTCATCGACTACTGATGGCATACACCGACGACCTCCTTGAGCTGATGCCCGACACGTTGACACACGCATCGTGGACGGGTATGTCAACGGACGGGTATGGGCACACCACCTACTCGACAGCATCCACAACCTATCCGTGTCGGGTGGTGACGGGGCAACGCCTGATCCGCAACTTTGACGGGGTGGAAGATGTTGCGACGACCACCGTGTGGGTGGCGTCCACCTCCACGTTCTCAGCGTTGGACAAGTTCACCCTCCCCGGCGGTACCGCACCTGTCCTCCTGTCCATCGAAACGTTCAGGGACGAGGACGGTGTCACCCACTCCAAACTCGGGTTCGGTGACTGATGGAGTTTGGTGACTTCCAGGTGGCGGAGGACCAGTGGCAGGCATCCGTCCGCGAGTCGGCTCGGCACACCCGCATCGTGTATGACTCGTTCCTTCGCGAAGGGTTCGACCGGGAGCAGGCGTTGTCGTTGACATCTATGTGGCTGGACTACGCCCTCGGGTACTGCCATGACGACGCTTCGTGATCTCCGCTGTGACGGTGTACGGCTGACTGGCCCTGCCCGTGGCACACCTTGCCGGTACCTGTTGTGCAGGGTCGGGGTGACTACCATCGGTGCGATGGAGACAAAGTGCCCTCGCTGTAACACGATACGACTGTGGAACTTCACCAGTGTTGTGGCGGTGTCAACATGAAGTGGCAAGGCACCGACCAGTTCACCAGGTGGCTCAACGAGACACCTGCGGTGACACAGAAGCACCTTGAGGGTGCATTGTTCACGGAGGGTGAAGTGGTGATGGGTGTCGCGAAGCGGCGCACCCCTGTCCGGTTCGGGACA